GGTCTTAAAAACAATGCGGGGTCTGGCGTGACTGGTGATATTGATTTTACCACAGTAGGACACTCTAGTGCAGACACATATACCGTCATCTTGATGATGCGTAAGAACTATGACTAAAACTAGGCGCGATAAGCAGCCGCCTAAGACAAAAAAGTATTTCCGCTCCACTAAATCTGGAGCGGGGATGACTAAAGATGGTGTGGCGAGATATAGACGCGATAATCCCGGTAGTAAGTTGAAAACGGCGGTTACTAAAAAGAAAAACTTGACGACTAAAGAAAAAGCAAGGCGTAAGTCATTTTGTGCACGAAGCGCCGGACAAATGAAAAAGTTTCCAAAAGCGGCTAAAAACCCAAATAGCCGTTTGAGACAAGCGAGGAGAAGATGGCGGTGTTAATTAAACAAGCTTTTATTGGTGGTATTACCACGTTATCATTAGGTGCTATTGCATGGATGACTATAACCCTTATTAATGTAGATAAAGAAATAGCCGTGATGTCTGTTAAGATTGAACAAAACAACGCAATGTTAAAACCTTTATGGGAAGACTTTATTAAAAGGAGTGCAAAATATGAGCAAGCCGCAATCAAGAACTAAGGTAAACCTAGGCAGCGGAGCGTGTCCCCCAATACGAATGGCCAAGGGCGGAGTGGTAAAAATGAAAAGCGGGGGTAAGATTTGTCCCTCTGGTAAAGCTTGGGCGAAGCGCACTTTTGATACATATCCAAGTGCTTACGCAAATTTAGCGGCAAGTAAATATTGTAAAGATCCAAACTATGCAAAAGGCGCGAAGGGTAAAAAGAAAAAGAAGAAAGCATAATGGGCGAACTTAAAAAATGGCTTAAACAAGACTGGGTTCGTATCGGTACGGACGGCAAGATTAAGGGTAAGTGTGGCACATCTAAAGATAAAAAGAACCCTGATAGGTGTTTGCCTCGTAGTAAGGCACAGTCTTTGACTAAGGCACAGCGTGCTACCACGGCTAAGAAGAAAAAACGTGCAGGTGCAAAAGGAAAAACAGTAGTAAAAAATACAAAACCTGCTACAGTTAATCTTGGAAATGGCGGTTTTGTAAGAGGAAGACGATATGTCAAAAGGTAGACAAGCACAATTACTCTCTTTGATTGAAGAGGGGAACGAAGAAGCAAAAGCGGATTTATTTAAAGAGTTTCCGGGTTTGTATAATAAAATGTTTGGTTTTGACCCTCAAGATGAAGATCCAACAATAGAGATCGACCAGAGTTTTGAAATTGGTGGGGTTGCAAAAGGTGCAGGAAAAGGTAAACGCTTTATTGCACGAGGCTGTGGGGCAGTCATGTCAGACAGACGTAAGAAAACTTTGTATACTTAGGAGAAACTTATGAGAAAAAAGAAAACATATGCGATGAAAAGAGGTGGTAATGTTAAGCCTCGTATGATGAAAAAAGGTGGTAATGTTAAGCCTCGTATGATGAAAAAGGGTGGTAATGTTAAACCTCGTATGATGAAAAAGGGTGGTAATGTTAAAAAATTTGCACCCGGTGGAAGAGTAACTAAAGGCGGTACAGCCAAGAAAACAATGACAGTCGCACAACTACGGGCCGAAGCGAAGAAAAAAGGAATGAAGTTAGTTAAGGATACTAAAAAGGCCTAAATTTGCCGTATTTACAGAGTAACATCCCGCATTTTAAATGTTGGGTGCGTAGAGAATATACACACAACCATGAGAAGTATCATGGTGAGTTTTTGCACGCGATGGCTATTGCTGTCACGACGATGCCCAATAGGTGTTTGTCTTTTCAAGTAATATTTACTGGGTGTGAGAATGATGACGATGAGCCTAATGTGCACGGTGGTGCTATGTGGGCTCGTATGCCTATTACAGCCCTTGTTGGAGATTTTGATTTTGAAGGTTGGCCAGATCCTATGGAGACATATTTGGCACAGCCTTGGGACTGTGCCTCGCATCATCACGCTGTATATACCTTAGACAGAGCGACTCCGTGTCCATGGATGGCAAAGATAGGTGGCGAGTTTTATCCTGCAAAATATCATTTTACTGTTGATTATACGGACAGCGAGATAGCGGATGACCCTGCACAGCATAAACAAAGTCATGTTCTTACCTTATTAGATGCCGGCGACTACACAGGTAACATTGTAGCCTTGCCAAACAACCGTGTTCGTGTTACTCATCCCGCATGGTTTGAGACGGGGGAGGGTCCGCCGGACTTTAAACCATCGCAGCATATACATTACTCAAAGTCTGATTTAGATTATGTGTTGGACGTTAACCAA